TATGTTTAAATGGATTCTCTCCGAAAAGATTACGTTGTTCATTAAATAAACCAGCAAGAGATGCTAAACAGTTTATTAAAATATTAAAGATTGAAGATAATAATCGTATTGATGATACCTATTGTTTTACTGAACCTAAAAAACATATGGGTGTATTCAATGGTATTTTAACAGGACAATGCACCGAAATAGTGCAGTACTCTGACGATAAAGAGTCATCTGTTTGTAATTTAGCAAGTATCGCACTTCCACTTTTTGTTGATGAGAACACAAAAGAATTCGATTATGAAAAATTACATCATGTTACAAAAGTTGTCACAACCAACCTGAACAAAATCATCGACATTAATTTTTATCCAACAGAAAAAACTAAACGCAGTAATTTATTACATCGTCCTATTGGAATCGGAGTGCAAGGATTAGCGGATGTGTTTTTTAAAATGAACATTCCGTATCATAGTGAACAAGCAAAAGTCATTAATAAAAACATTTTTGAGACAATCTATCATGGAGCGTTGGAGAGAAGTAACGAATTAGCGACAGAACGATTAAAATTATTAAAATCTCATCCAGTCTATAAAAAAATGTTATTTGAATATGATAATGAAAATGATTATTACAATAAATTACTCGATAAAGGAAAAGAAGATGACTATTTCATTTATGAGAATGAATCGATAAACCTGATAAACGCCGAAAAAAAGAATATTACTTATAATAATCATTTAGGTGCTTATAGTTCTTTTGAAGGATCACCTGCTTCAAAGGGTGTATTGCAATTTGATATGTGGGGTATTGACCCAACAGACGAACGTTATAATTGGTCAATCCTTAAAGAGTATATAATAGAATATGGATTGCGCAATTCGCTTCTAATAGCACCAATGCCTACTGCAAGTACTTCACAAATATTAGGTTTCAATGAATGTTTTGAACCAATTACAAGTAACATTTATAGTAGAAGAACATTGGCGGGTGAATTTGTTGTAGTGAATAAATATTTGATGAATGAGTTGATTGATTTGGGATTATGGAATGATAATATTAAAAACAATATTATTGCTAATAAAGGTAGTGTGCAACAACTCACTATGATTCCTCAGGAAATTCGAGAGAAATACAAAATAGTATGGGAAATTCCTATGAAACATTTGATTGATATGTCAGCTGATCGAGGCGCATTTATATGTCAATCACAGAGTTTAAATTTATGGTTAGAAGATCCGAATTATAATACACTCACATCGATGCATTTCTATTCATGGAAAAAAGGATTGAAAACAGGCATTTATTATTTGAGAAGAAAGGCCAAACATCAGGCACAACAATTTACGGTTGAGCCGGATAAAGATGAAAACACAAACGATAACAATGAAGATGAAATTTGTGAAATGTGTTCTGCATAATATTTTGTAATTAAAAAGTATCTTCACCTAGTATAAAAAAATTGTATAGATTTTCATACTTTTCTTTATCTTCATTAGGTAATTGTGTATATCTATCATTCATTTCTTTTTCTAAATCATCTTGCTTTACGGTTTTAATATAGTTTTCATCAATTTCTAATGCATTTAAAAATCTTGCTAAAGCTAATCGTTCTCTCAACTTGATTATTTTCTCACTAGCGTCGATTATTTTTGGGTTAAGATGATTTTTACAAGTCGTTAAATCATAATTACACTTGATTTCATTTTTTAACTCTGCTAATTTTTTTTTATCAGCTATATTTTCGCATTTTGCATCAGAATCATCTTGGGAACATTTATTATCCATTATAAACGCATCAATCGCATTACTTTTATTTAAAAAGGGACAATATTCTTTACGAATCATATTTTGTATATTAACATTATCATAAACATTATTATAATTATTATTACAATCAATAATTTTATGTTGACCTCCACCTCCGTTTAATCGGTATGTTCTCTTCCTAAATCGCTTAGTAACGCGTGATTTATTACGACGTCGATTTGATCTTTTTTTATAAATCTTTCTTTTTTTAGTATATTTCATATATATAATATATATATAAAATGAATAATAACAAAAAATGATTTATAAAAACAAAATCATAAAACGAAAAATAATATTAAAAATAATTTAAACACAAATACAGATAAAATATATATATTAATGTATTCAATACTAGATAAACCAACTATGGATTTTTTAACACGAGATAATTTTATTATTCATAGTGTAAAAAAAATGAAAAATATCTCATTGAACGATGTAATTTATTATAATAATTTTGCATGTTTATTAATTTCATTGCTGGTTTCTTGTAATATATATTTATATTATTATGTAAATAAGAGTCATCTCAATGATTCGTTGCCTTTTTTATTTGTATATTTTATTTTTGATAATTTTATAAATAAAGCGGACATTAAATTACATCATGCGCTTATCATAAGTTTACTTTTATTTAACTATTATAACAATGTATCTATAGATGACAGCGCTATTCCTATCATATCATTATATAAAACCGAAATATCTACTATATTTTTGTGCATAGAAAATATAATAAAACCATTTAACCATAACAAAATTTTAAAAAATTATATATCACCAATTAATAATTTATTATTTTTAATTACATTTGTTAAATTTCGCATATGTGATTTATATAGTAACGTAATCATAAATCCGTTATTTTATTATCATGTTGATAAATATACGACCACATTTTTTAATAAAATATTTTTATATACACCATTATATTGTTTTTACGCTCTGAATTTATATTGGATTTTGATTATATGTAAAATAACTGTAAAACAATTAATAAAAAAAATCAATCCGTATAAGTTAAAAATAATATGTGAATTTGTTACACAATATACATTATTTTTGAATATACCGATAGCTGGTTATATATATACATTTCAACCCAATGAATATAATATAATAAATATGACAGGTATATCACTATTATCGATAAACAGTTATATTTTTCATAATACAATATATTGTTATATGTATGATAATAAAAAAATCGATTATTTTAATAATGATATAATTTTACCATTTTTTAACGATAATCTATCTATTCATGTAAATTCTTTATTTTATTTATTAACCAATATTTTGGTCTCTTATAACGGTGATGATAACAATTACATGTTGTCTATTTTTTATCTATCCTTAATAATTCATTTAAATTTTATTTATTATTTTGTTATTTACATTATCAAAAATAAAAATAACTCGAACCAAGAAACAACAGAAGAATTTTTATTCTTAACTAATTTATCTACAGTATTACCTGTAGGATTGGATATTGTATTTTCAATCTATAATACAAGTAATTTAATTAATAAAATAAATTTATCGATTATATCCATACTACTGTTTTTTATATTACAAATGAATCCATTTTACGATTTGAATCATATATTTTTTCATATTGGATTAATTATTCAACAGGTTTTTCTATCTAAGAGCATAATATCTTATCATAATTAGTGTTTAGAGATATAATTATTATATCATATAATAATTATAGAAGTGTTTTACAAAATATGAGCGTTGGAAAACATATTATATTAGATTTGTATGACGTAAATAGAGAAATACTTCAGAATATAAATACATCAACGTATTATATTTTTAATGATTTTATAGAACATATTTTGAAAACAGCAAATGTACATTTGCTATCCAAAAATATACATTTTTTTGAATTTAATAATGAAAACAAACAACTTAGTGGTGCTTTTACTTCATTGTATTTACTAAGCGAATCTCATTTAAGTATTCACACATGGCCAGAAAAAGATTTTATTGCGATTGATATTTTTACATGTGGTAATTGTAATGTCGAATATATAGCACAAAGGTTTATAGATTATTTTGAACCTAAAAATAATCAACTCACCATTTTAGATAGAGGTAAATTGAAAAAAAAATAATAAACTTTATAATTACATTTTTTATGTTTTCCATTTTTTATGATTTACATTTATATTTCTATTTTTATGTTTTCCATTTTTTATAATTTACATTTATAATGCATCTCGCAGTAATTTATTAAATTCTTTATTTTCTCTACAAATATCAATATTATATTTTAATTTATAAAAACATCGAAAACATGCATATACATCATTTAAAGAATTATGCATATTATTCGGTTTTTCATTAAAAAGGTTTACATAGGTTTCTGACAAAGTGGGAAACTTTACATATTCTTTTCCTGTTGTTTTACTGAATTTTTTTATATTGCACAATTCGATACTATTTTTCATTGTACAATATCGATTCATATATTGTAATTGAAGAATAATAGGTAAATTGATTTCTTTAATACTACTGTTTTTTGTATCCATTGCGCACCTATAAATCTCTGCAATAACCATATTAATATCAAAATCTATATTGTGACCTACTATGATATCAACTGAATCAATATCTGATAACAATTCTTGTAATATTTCTACAATATGTTTTCCTTTTTTATTCATAATGTCTCTATTTATTCCGTGAAATTTTATATTCTCATTTGTTAATGTTATATCATCTGGTATTTTTACAATATTATCACTTAGCTTAATAATTTTATTACTATCTGTATCATATATTATATAACTTAATTGTACAATATGAGGCCAATCTTTTATTGTGGTTTCATTGATTACTTTTGTTTTTGGTAATCCAGATGTTTCTGTATCAAAAATTATGACAAACATTGTATATTATTGTTTAAAGTACGAAAGCTCTATATTTTTTGTATTTAAAATTATTTATTATTTTTGTTTCAATTTTATATTGTATTACATTTCATTATGTATTTCATGATGTATTTACACATATTCTTTACAAATACCAAAAGTTCTTCTGTGCCAAATAGTGATGCCATGTTGTTTTATACCATCTAAATGTTTTTTCGCACCATATCCTTTGTTATTATTTATTCCATAATGTTCTATTAAATTTGGATATTGTTCACATAATTCTTCTATATATTCATCTCTAGATACTTTAGCTAATATGGATGCAGCAGCAATAGATACATATTTGTTGTCTCCGCCTTCTACACAAACATAATTGTATGTTTTTATTTGATTTGTTTTCTTATCAAAAAGACTAATAGGTTTAAAATAATTACCATCAATCAATAAAAGCGTCTTTTCAAACGATAAATTGTTTTTTTCAATAATTTCATGGATACATTTATGCATCGCCATTTGAGTCGCTTGTAATATATTTACTTCGTCGATTGTTGATTCATCTATATAGGCTACAGACCATGCAACCGCGTGATTTTTTATATAATCAGCTACTTCTCTTATTTTTTTTTTGGAATGGAACTTTTTACTATCTTTTATTTTTGAATAATCAAATCTATCTTTGACGTCTATATTAGATTGTTTATATGATGGTAAAATCACAGCGGACGTATAGACTCTTCCAAATAGTGGTCCCCTACCAGCCTCATCCACACCTATTTCAATTATTTTGGGATCCACATCATAATAATATTGTAAATGTGAAATTTTCTTTTCTGTTGTTTCTATTGTTTCCATTGTTTCACGATTTTTGTAATAAATATAAAATATTAATATATATTAAAATCAATTATTTTTTATATAACAAACTTTTTTCACTATATACTATATACTTTATATACATTTATAAAATTAAATGAACTTTAAATATAAAGCATTATTTCTTTTTGTCATTTTATTATTAGGATTAGTATTATGTTCATTTTTAGGAGGTAATTGTGGAAATAATCGTAAAGAGGGTTTTACAAAAAACGATAATTCAACAACAACAAACACTAGTAACATAAATACAACTAAAACTTATTACGGACCAAATGAAAATACTGCTCAAATTGTAAAAAATGCAAATGGATATTATTCTATCGTAGTGAGTGACTGTAGTGGTAGTGATTGCAGTGGTAATGATATTAGTGGTAATGATATTAGTGGAAATAAACATGATATTAGTGGAAATAAAGTTGACTGTGTTTGTAATTATACAGTTTATACTTCTAATAGTTCAACAGATTCATTTGAATTAACCGTATTTTATGGAAGCAACGGTGGAATAGCAAGAATAATTCAACTAGATAATGGAAATATCGCAATTGAGATAACTTTACCTAATGGAACAATTGAATTATTTACAATTACAAAAACACCTTATTATACAAATAATAATTATCCAAAATACAATACATGGCCTACTACAAAACCAGTTAATTCGAATCAAAATTATGATAATTATAATCACTATTCTGGTCTTTCTGTTAGTACAGTATATTATGGTCCGAATGGTGCTACTGCAAAAGTTGTTGAAACCTCTAATTCTTACAATATAATTGTAACCAATCCAAATGGTCAAACTACTATTTATACATCCAATACAAATGTAACAGTAGATACTATTTATGTAACAGTATATTATGGTAATAACGGTGGCAGAGCAGTTTTTATTAATAATGGTAGTAATGGTCAATATGCTTTACAAATAACATTACCAACAGGAACTACAATATTATTTACAGTTAATAATCCACAAACTTATAATCCTGATTACATTAATAATACATCATATGAAAATAACAATTCATACGGAACATCAAATTCATACGTATACCCTCCAGCTACTTCCAATAATTCAATCACATCTACTATTTATTATGGTCCATATGGAGCTACAGCTCGAATTGTTCAAACGTCCGATTCTTATTATATAATAATAACTTATCCAAATGGTCAAACCAATATTTATAAAACTAATAATCCAGTTAATAGTAATAATATATATATAACTGTTTATTACGGTGTAAATGGTGGAAAAGCTGTTTTCATTAATGGCAATAATGGTAATTATGCTTTAGAAGTAACCATGCCAAATGGTAATATAATACTATTCACTGTAACTCCTAATACAACTAACAATGATCCTTCTGCAAACACAACTACAACCACAAGTACTAACACAAATAATAATTATTATAATCCAACAAATAGTAATTCAAGTGGTATGGGTAGTATGAATAATATGGGAAGTTCTTATAATTATAGCAGTTCTTTACCGTCTGGAATTCCAGCAAGTCAAATACCTCCTGGATCAGAAGATTTATATATATTAAAATCTGAAGTAGTTCCACCTGTATGTCCTGCATGTCCTACGCTTCCATGTAATATGAAGAGTGATAGTGAAAAATGTCCACCATGTCCTGCATGTGCTCGTTGTCCACAACCAAACTTTGAATGTAAAAAAGTTCCAAATTACGATGCTTTAGCTGAAGAATACATTCCTGTTCCTGTACTCAATGATTTTAGCCAATTTGGAATGTAATCAAACAACCCAACAACAACCGCAAATAAAATAAAAAATTGAATTATTTTATTATCAATTCACTAAAAATATTGATAATAAAATACAGCATACAGCATACAATATACAGTGTAAACCAGTAAATATGATTCATGTAAATGAAAAAGCTATTTATTCAGATTGGTCGCGCATAGAAATAGGCAAACCAGTTAGTATTATAGAAGAAAAATATACAAAATTTAACTCAAAAACATGTACAGTCGAAGTGCCTATCCAATATTCGAATAAGTTTTTAGACGGGATATTAGAGAATAAAAAACCAGTATCTACTTATGTATGCAAACATGAAAATTTTGTGCATACTATAAATTATTCGATTAAACTAAAAAATAACGAATTCATCAATTTTACGAGTCATCCTGCAAAATATTATTTCAAAGTTATCGAAAAATGAAAATCATATTCATATTCTTCTTATTTTATCCCCTTGTTTTATCCCCTTGTTTTAATGCACTTTTTATCCATTTGAAATGTAGCGGTTTTAATATTTTGAGGAACAATTTTAATAACGCATTTCGATTTTTTTCCAAACAATGGCTCAGTGCAACCCTTTTCTGTTTTCTTAGTTTTTTTTTCTAATTGTTTTTTCATTGTTTTATTAAATTTAAAAACGGTTCGTTTTTCTTCTGTACATCTAGCGCGAAAGTGTTCATATCTTTCTCTTACATCACAATAAGATAAATTACTTTTTTTGTTCAACATTTTATTCACTAATTCGTGCAAATTATAGACATACCGAGAGAAAGATTCTCTGCTTTCCATATCTTTTTTTGTAAGCGGAAATTCTTTATAATTTTTTGTCAGGTTCTCTCTACAATATTTGCATGGTAATACATTTTGAAGATTAATCATAAAATCATAATAGTGTTTTTTATCTCCAAGACTAGGATGCACTGGATAATTAAAACTCATGGTGTGTAAATAATGCCAAATACTAGGACCCCACACAGTTGTCAACATACCATCACTGCTTACAAAATCGTCTTTTTTATAAACTCTATTATGTGTTGAAAATCGTTTTTTTGTTTTATTATTCATTTAACAACGTAAATATAATTTTAATTTAATATTAATATATAATATATTTAGCTTATATAATATATATATTTTTCTAAATCAATAAATTTTAATCTTATTCTATTTAATTGTCTATCAAAACTATGAATAATGATATTTCAACTTATTTAAATTCTACAAAAAATTCGTCAATCTGCATAAGTATTGCAATAGTCATTATTATTTTATTTTTTTTAACTCCATTAAGTAAATTCTTATTGGTATCAACAATAGGAAAAATAATCGCTGTACTCATATTATCTTACGCATTTATTATTAATACAATATCCGCATATGACGTATCCAAAAAATTAGACATATCTTTGCTTTCAGATTCTAATTTTACAAGCAACGAAACTAGCAACATAAGAACCAATATTATATGTAGTTATATATTTTCAATATTTATATTACTGTTAATATTAATGATTATCAAAAAAATGATATTTGTTAAAAATACTAATAATAATAATATTTAGTATAAATATTCGTTTAATTATGGATGTATTTTATTCTATGTTATATATAAAGATAGTTACCATAAAAGAAAATCTCGAATGCCAAATCAATTTTTCTCCAATATTGTAAGTAAATTGAAACAATCTTTCAATAAAAATACTGTTTCTGCTATGACTGGCGGAGCTATCAAGTCTGGATCATCTTCTAACATGATGACTAGTTTCACTTATTTAATCTTTGCCGTTATATTAATTATTATTGGTTATTCTATTTATGTTTATTATTTTAAACCTACTTTGAAATCGAATAGTATGAATACTGCTGAAGTCTATAATGAATCTAGTGGAAACACCAATCAAGCAGAAGTAATGTTGTTTTATGTTGATTGGTGTCCACATTGTAAAACTGCTAAACCTGAATGGGAAAAAGTAAAATCTCAATACAATGGAAAAATCATAAATGGATATACAGTTACATTTACAGAAATAAATTGCACAACAGAAACACAACAAATTCAACAAATGGTAGAACAATATAAAATTGAGGGTTATCCTACTATTAAATTAGTTAAAGGAAATCAAGTCATCGATTTTGATGCTAAACCAACACAACAATCGATGACACAATTCCTGAATAGTGTTTTATAATTTAATTTCATGTTTGTTGTTTGTTGTTATTCGTTTACAATAAAAATATCTATTTTAACTGATATTTTTATTTATGTTTTGTCGGTTTTGTCGGTTTTGTCGGTTTTGTCGGTTTTTTCTGCTATTCTCTGAATATATTGATTACCACACTCAAATCCGTTTTCTAATAATTCTTTTCTTAACTCAACAGAATATACAAATTTATTAAAAAAAGTATACGATATATGTGTGCACTGACAATTTACCTCATGTTTTATCTCGTAATTTAAATTATCAATATTTAAATTCAATATTACTTTTTGAAAAAAACTAATAAAAAAATCCAATAGAGAAGATTCTTCATTTATCACGTTTGTATTTTTTTTGTCATCAATTATGGTTGTTTCGCATGTATTCGTATTAAAATCATCAAATACATTTTTAATAGCCAATATTTCATCTAAATTGTTATTTTGCTCTATACAGAATATTAACGGATAATTTGTCACAAAACCACCGTCTATGTAGCATTTGTCTTCAATACAAACAGGTGAAAACATAATAGGTAGAGCAGATGACATATATAAAGCTGTTATTAGTGATAAATCTGGATTAGTTTTGTAATTGATATCTTCCAGTTTAAAATAATTAATATCAAATGTATACATATGTAATTCAATTTTTGAATATTCATAAAATTCTTTTAATGTAATATTTAAATCTAGGTCTTTTGCATGTAATAGTGGTTTAAGTGATGCCTCTATTTGATTTTTATTAAACACACCTTTTTTACTAAAAATAGAAAAAATCGTATTTATATCTATATTGAAAACATCATGCCACGGTCTATTTAAAAAATATTCATTCAATGTAATCCAATCGAATTTTAAACACAAAATTGCTCCTAATAATGCACCCGCTGATGTACCATAAATTTTTTCTATATTTTCTATTTTCCAAACGTCGTTTTTTTCCAATGTTTGTATAATACCTAATGATTGATAAAATGTATGACCACCACCAGAAAGAACAATATTTTTAATTGTCATTATGTGTTATATAATAAAAGTTTTATCTTATTATAAAAACATTTTCTATATTTTTTTTCTATATTTTCTGTATTAGGAGCAAATAAAACAAATAAAATAAATCAATTATATAAGTTTAAAAATGGCAAATATATTTACTCTAGAAAATACGATTGATTTTACCGACAAAATAAACATTGATAGTTTGTATGAAAAAAAACAACAAATGGATTTAAATAAATTAGAATTATTTAATAAAATATTGAATCGTATTCACGTGAAAATTAAAACTACATCTAGACAAAAAATAGATGAACAATTTTGTTGGTATGTGGTTCCAGAAATTATTATCGGTATCCCTAAATATGATCAAGGTGCACTTATTGCTTATCTAGTAGATAAATTAAAATCAAATGGATTTATTGTTCAATATTATCATCCTAATACTATTTTTATTTGTTGGAAACATTGGGTTCCGTCTTATGTGAGAAATGAAATAAAGTCAAAAACTGGAATAGTAATTGATGAATATGGAAAAAAAGTATCACAAGATAATGATGATGCCAGATACATTACAAATAATGATTATAATTATACTACAAATTTAAATAATGTTAAAAATATTGTTACAAAACCAAAGGATGATAAAAAATACACACCTATTAATTCTTATAAACCATCAGGTAAATTAATTTATAACGACGAAATGTTTAATGATTTAGAAGATAAAATTAAAATTCATTAGATATTGTTTTGTTATATACCAATTATTTTATAGAATTGAAGTAATATGTAAGAAAACCTTGTAGTAATGCGAAAATGATCATTATTATTATTATTCTTATCCAATCTTTTTTCGTCGGGATATCAAAATGATACTCATCTCGATTACTAAATTTACCTATATTGTAATGTATTGTGTTTTCTATTATATTTACAAAAATGTACACTACAAATGAGACTATAATCAAATGAACACTCGCATTTTTTATATTGAAAATGTACATATATATTATATATAATATTAGAAATATAATATTGTATATTACATGGTTTCTTTTTTATTTTTACTCCTTTTTTTCTTTTTTTATTTTTGATTGTTTAGGTGTTGATTTTTTTATAATATCGGATAAATTATCTATATTATCACCTATGTCTTTTTTGAAATCATCAATGACATGCTCAACTTTATGAATCATTTTTTTATAAATATAAACAAAAAATGGAGGTATTAACATAATTGTTCTGTATGTTAACCATATATATATGAATAAAACAATAATTGATATGATAATGATAAGTAGAATTAAATACCAATTTTTTTTAAAAAAACAGTAAATATATTTAAACAAAATAACATCAATATCAGATAAAAAATTGCTATTTACATTACCGTTGTTGATTACATGAAAATAAAAACTTTGATTGCAATGTTCGTTGCATTCATTACAACTATTGATTTCATTATATGGCAATTTTCCAATTGTACCATTGTAATTTTTCAATAACTCGGTAATTTTTTTGGATCCAGTTGTTGAACTAATAATTCCATATTTACTACTAAAAATAAAACCATTGGAACCAATAATATTTTTTAAATAAGTTAACCAAAAACTACTCTTAGGTTTTGAACCCATAAATGATGTAACAATTGTATTATTATTGTCATCATTATAATATGAAAAATACATTTCGTCATTTGATTTATAAAAAAGTGGATCAATGTTGGCTAATGGTAAATAATTAATATCCACGTATAATCCACCATACAAATATAAATAACATGCTTTCGCCATATCTAATCGTTGTTCATCAAAATAAAAATTTTTATATGTATCATACAACCACGGAAAATTATTTTTTATCAGCTTATCATTATCTTTGAATGAATAAAATTTTATTTCCCAATCTGGATTGGTAACCTTCCAACTCTTAAAAACCTCATTGTATTCTTTTGGGATCGATTTATATGTTTTAAAACTGGTATGAATTATTTTAGGAATAGGAAATGAATTATTTGTATTATTTGTGTATTCGTTTTCTTTATACATAGATGTTATAATATTGTAATATTATAATATTATTTTTTTGCATAAATCGTATTAGAATTGTCCCAATATGACCCAATATGACCCAATAGACTAATAAATAATTATTCTAAAATTTATAATTATTTATATATTGTGTTTTTACTAGTACATTCTATCTTGATTCATATAATTTGGCTCCCTGCGTCTGGAATTCATATCATATTCGTATCTAAATGGTACATTTGACATCATTTCAGATGAATATGATTCACGATGTGGATTTCGTGACATTGTATTATAATACATTCCTCTATCTCTATCTCTATCTCTATCTCTATATCTATCTCTACTATCTCTATAAAGTGTTTCTCTCTCTCTAGATAAATTATTTACTTTGGATCCCTCATTAATAAACATCTGACTTTCAATTAAAGCTTGATATAATTTTAAACCATCAATATAGTCTGATTCGCATTCTAAATATAATCCAATAATTGATTCACGTGTTCTTAAAACTATTTTATCCAAAGATTCATTTGTCAATTCGGGATTTACAATAATTTGCTTTTTATCTGAATCAAAAATATATACAAAAATTTCATTTAATATATTTAATAACTTTTCTTGTTCTTTATTGATTGTTTCCAACATTTTTTTTAAATTTTCTGCATATTTTTTTAAAAATTCTTGCTGTTTGGTATAATCTAATTTTATTCTATTATTTTTATCATTCTCCATGTTTCCACTACCAACATCAACATTGGCGTTTCTATTTCTTGAATCGAAAAAAACATCTCCTGCTCTACCATCTGATTTATTGGAACATATATTTTCAAATGTTGAATTATAATCTTTTAATTTAATATCACTAAATTTTGTTATTCTCTGTCTATCAAATTCATTCGAGATCATTTCATTTATTTCATAATCTGATAAACTAGGACTTTTGTTTGCATTTTGTGACCTAATTTTATCTTCTATACCTGTAAAATGTTTAAAGAATAAAAATAAATCTTCCTCAAATCTTTTTCGTGTTTCCTCTGTCATACCATTGTATTGACCTTTTTCATAATCATATTTATCATAGTATAAATTCATCAATTCTGGAATACCTGGTTCATCTGCCAAATTTTCTTTCATTGAATTATTCATTTTTCTGTTAATGTTACAATATTTTTTTTTTAAACCCATGTTGTTTTCTGCACTATCTGAATTATAACCATTTATTACGTTTCCATCTTCATCGTATTCCGTGTTTTTCACATTACCACTGTTTCTTGAATTCATTTTATTTAAAAAATTATTACCAATATTCAGCAATTCAAATCTGGCATTGCAAATACCCATTTTTTCTATTTTTGGATCCATCCCTTTAGGGATATCTTTTTTTTCTAATAGTGATTTTTTTATAATTTGATTGTAATCTTTATAAACATAAATAGGATTCACTGTCATGACAATAGCTGAAAAAATATGTGCTATTTTAATGTAATATTTTGCTATACCAATGCACATTCTATTTTTTTTCAAATTGTTTTCGACTCCTATATTTGATAAATTATTTTTATTAAAGAAAAGCATTTTATCTTTTGACAATTTATTTACTTGTTGACCCTGTTCTATTTTTTGTTGTAAATAATTAATTTCTCGTTCATTAAAATACTTTTTAATTATATCTGAAGTAAGAATAATCATTTCATCACAATATTTTGGATCTTGTAAATTCTTCAAACTTTGAAAATCCATGGTCAAAATATATCTTGTAGCAATATAGTTCAATATATAACTAAAATCATGATCTTTCAGTAATTTTTTTTTTTCAATATCACTCAAATCATTCATTGAAGATGTTGTATTTGTACTTGATAAATTATTTCCCATTTCTAGTATATTAGTATATTAGTATATTATAATATTTTATATTATATAAAAATGCAAAATATATTTCGTTAAACAAATTACAATATAATTATAATATTATGTCCATAACAAGAAATAAAATGCAAAAATGAATGATATAAATTAGCTTTATTTATATTTTTGTCAAAACAATATTGATTTGTATAATATCCATAATAATATAAATAAATTACTACAACAAACGATAAAAATACAAAAAATTGCAATATTAAATTTCGCAGTGAAAAACGGTTGTAAAGCTTTGTTTTTTCGTAAAATAAATAACCACCATATAATACAACTAAAAAAATACAAATTTTATCTATTATAATCAGATAATTTGTTTTATTTGAATGAACCATCAATGAAGTAAAACATAACAACAATAACAAAATTCCATAAAGATAATATTTTTTATAAAAAGCTAATAATGATGTCATTAAGAAACAAAAACTGGATATAAAACAGATAATATTCATAATAAAATATTTATTATTATATTAAAACAATATAAATAAAATTGACTTAAAATTATATTTGTATGAAATAAAAAGATATTAGTTGTAAAGTTATATTTAAATTGTATTCTATTCTATAATTCATATAGTTTTTTATAATGATAGAAACAACTAAATCACATGATGGGACACAACGAAATAAAAACAAAAACAACTCTATTAATAAAAAAGAATTATGGAATATTTTTGATTCGGAAGTTTTACATAAATCAAAAGAACAAAATTTAGAATGTATATATAGAATTTGTGGTGATAGAGAGAATTGTGAACAATGTGATTCGATATTAGCATTTTCGGATGAAGGCTTCCTTACATGTACAAACAAAAGCTGTGGAATTATTTATAAAGATTTAGTAGATCAATCCGCAGAATGGAGATATTATGGAGCTGACGATAATCAGAATAGTGATCCAACAAGGTGTGGTTTGCCCATTAACCCATTATTACAAGAATCATCGTATGGTTGTAAAATTCTGTGTAACGGGCCTTCATCCTATGAGATGATTAAAATACGACGATATACAGAATGGCAATCCATGCCGTATAAAGAAAAATCACAATATGATGAATTTCAAACAATTACAATTATGGCACAGAATGCTGGTATTCCAAAACTTATAATAGATGATGCGATTCGTTATCATAAAAAGATATCAGATTTCGACTTTTCATTTCGAGGAGATAATAGAGAAGGTATCTTAGCAGCATCCATTTATATTTCGTGCAGGATCAATAATTATCCTAGAACAGCAAAAGAAATAGCCGGAATATTTAATTTAGATGTTACGAATGCAACAAAGGGTTGTAAAAACGCAATTACAATTATTAATAATTTAGAAAAAGACATGGATAACAAAGAAAAAACGCTATTTTGCATGACAAAACCCGAATCTTTTATTGAACGATTCTGTAGTAAATTGAACATCAATAACGAATTGACAAAATTATGTCAATTTATATCCATGAAAATTGAAAAAAATGGATTGATGTTGGAAAACACACCTCATTCTATTGCTGCAGGAATCGTGTATTTTATATCACAATTATGTAAATTAAATATTAGTAAAAAAGACATTAAAATGGTAAGTGAAATAAGTGAAGTCACTATTAATAAATGTTTTAAAAAACTGGAAAAATTAAAATATGATATTGTTCCGGAAGTAATTTTAAAAAAATACGATTATTAAGTACAAAATATAAAAATTTATTATGGTTCATAATTATAACTGTTTATACTATTTATAATTATAATATGAATATAGATTCTGATTTTGATACTGATTCTGATAAAAAAAAAATACCTAATAAGGTGTTTATAGTTCCTTATAGAAGTAGAGAAGAGCAACAATTTTTTTTCAGTAAATACATGTCTTATATATTGGAAGATTTCACTGATTATGAAATTTACTTCTCACATCAAACAGATAATCGTAGTTTTAATCGTGGTGCCACCAAAAACATTGGTTTTTTAGCAATAAAAGATAAATATCCAGATGATTATCAAAATATGACATTTATTTTTAATGATATAGATACTATACCATTTACAAAAATATTCAATTATGAAACCACCGAGGGTGTAGTTAAACATTATTACGGGTTTAAATATACATTGGGCGGAATTGTTGTTATTAAAGGTGCTGATTTTGAATTAATCAATGGATATCCTAATTATTGGGGTTGGGGATCTGAAGACAGTTGTTTACAAAAACGTTGTGAGAAAGCAAATATTGCAATTGATCGATCCAATTTCTTTCCAATAGGCAGTCCACAAATTCTTCATTTGTTTGATGGAATATCTCGGATAATTAACAAAAAGGACACATTTCGAGAGAAAAATGATAATGGAATTGATGGTTTAAACAGTATTCGCAAGTTAGACTATAATATCGACGAAAAATCGACAAATCCAAAAGACAATTTATACAATGTAGATAACCCAAATATTTATTTTATCAATATAATACATTTCACATGTTTATATGACTACAATAACGAAGCTAAAGACTTTTATAACTACGATTTGAGAGAACCGAAACATAAAATAGTAGAACCTACATTAAACCGTAAATGTGATGTAAATACTATGGATCAAAGCACAGAATCATGGACAAATATACCTTATTATCCTACTACGAAAGAGAGAAAAGAAATGATTTCATTGGGTATCAAACCACCAAATCCATATGAAAATTCGAATTATAATTTCAATCTCAATGAAACATCTCCTTCACAATATTACGAAAAACATGAATTTCAAAATCATGATAATAGTATTAACAACAAAAATAACAGTAACCCTAATATTAGTAGTAACAAAATTAATAAAAACGTTAATCAATTAGTAAATTATATAAATCAACCAATAAATAAATATTCTCCACATTATGCGAATTATATGGGTATTAAACCTAAAGCTACCACTAGCACTAAATTGAATATGACGTCTTTAATTCGCAGTATAAGAAGACGTTAATTTTATTATACATCTGTAAAAAGAATTATTTATATAATTACAAAAATAAAATATAATACAACAAAAAGATAAAGATTAATTTAATAAATTACTTAGCAATGAATACAGTTTATTTATCAATTATTTCTTCAACTTTTATTATTGTAGGATATTTACCCGAAATTTACATAACAATAAATCAAATAAAAAATATTGATTCAACAAAATATTCATCAACATTATGGTTGATTGGTGGAATTTTAGGAACAGTTTATAGTGGCATCAATCATGCTGATACTTTTATAATTGTCAATTATTCTGTCAATACATCGTTAAATTTATTAACTTTGATTTTGAAAATTTATTTCTATTGTCATTGTTGTTATAAATTCAATCAATCGGTTTCAACTGAAACAAAATGTATCGATACCTAATAAATAATCTATATGTAATTACAATTTTTTCCAAACATATACATTCTCTTTATATTCATTCTGTCGTTGACTCTTTTTCAAAAAGAAAATTTCATGACATACACCGAATAATCCTATGCATACATTTTCATATATTTCTTTGTTGATGTTTAAAATATAATAACCATTCTGCTTTAAATGTTGATATGTTTTTGAAAAAAGTGGCACATAAAATAACTCGTCCATTTCTTTTTTGGATTTGTACCGAACATTATGTTCATATTTTTGAATAAAATAATAAGGCGGAGATGTAAAAACCAAATCATATTCCAATTTTGAATAATCTACATCTAGTGCGCTTTTAAACATCATATCAATGGATGTTTTCGTGTTCTTTGTTTTTGTGTATGCCTGTAATTTTTTATAGGGTTCTATTAATGAGCTATTTAATTCAACACCTGTATATTTTGGGATATCCAAAACGGCAGCAGCAATCAATGCGCCACCCCACCCGGCACAAAAATCCAATATGCTAGTAGCTTTGTATTTTGTATATATTTCCATATACATAATTGGTCGTATTATGTTTATGGCACTAATACATATATTATATGTTTCTTTCCATACAATATATTTGTTTTTCTTTCCTGATTTATTTTTGACAGTTTTATAGTATTCCAACATATTCTCTATAAATTTCTTTTTTTGAAATTCATCAATGTTATGTATAAACTCGAAATAATTGCAATTGTATTTTCCCCTCGTATGAAGTCTCTCCACAAACGTGAAATAATCTACTATGTTGTTACCAATTCGTGATCTAGGTGATTGATTCTCTGCATTTTTACCTATGTTTTTAAGTTTGTTGTATTCCATATCAACCATATCCAATGTAATCGGTTTTATTTTGTTCGCTATTTCACGTTTTTCTTCCAGTGTAAATTTTTCAACGAATGTAGGTTTTTCATTTATGATGGTATCCATTTCAATTTATTCAGATATATATAATTTATTTGTAAAAATAAATAAATTATAACGAATGGGTATATATATAATGAATTTTTCATCAAAATATAAAATTATCATATTTTTTATCATTTCAATTTTACTATGTGGCAGTTTATATTTTTTAATTTGTAAAAATAGCGCTATATATATAAAAATGCATAAAAATCAAGAAATTGTTGTATCAAGATACAATGAAACTTTGCAATGGATAAACAATGAACCATTTAAAAAACATCCAATTATTGTCTATAATAAAGGTCTAAATAATGAATTTGTTAGTAATGCAAATGTTATAAAAAATGTGAATTTACCCAACGTGGGGAGAGAATCTCACACATATCTTTATCATATAATTAATAATTATGATAATTTAGCAGATGTAACCATTTTTTTACCAGGATCAATTGATTTAATTCATAAATATAATCGATCTGTTAAAATGATAGAGATGGTGGAAAAAACAAATGATACTGTATTATCCAGTGTTTATGATCCATTAATATTAAAAAAACAGTACAATTTTACATTAGACGAATGGATATCAACTCACAATAAAAATAAAGAAATTAATCAAAATGGAGCAATTCAAAAATCAGCGATTCGACCTTATGGTAAATGGTTCGAAAAGACATTTATAGATGGTGAACAAAATATTTTTGTTTCGTTTTGTGGAATTATTAGTATTTCTAAAAAAAATATTCTACAAAAACCAAAATCTTATTATGAAAAAATAATGAGAGAATTAGAAACGCATAATAATCCGGAAGTAGGACATTATTTAGAGAGATCATGGTATGCAGTTTTTTATCCATACGACAAAAATGCAACTTTTTTATCTTATTAAAATCTTATTAGTAGACGTTTCCTAATAACGTTCACTTATTTCAACCAATAAGAGTAATTTTACGACATCTTCGAATAATTCATTTTTAAATGTTTCTTTTATTGTATTTTCATTTATGTGTTTTTTTACAAGATCATCCAGGTGATCCAGGTGACCCACATAACTTACATCATGTATATTTTCGCCCATGTTATTGTCAATTAAAATAGAGTGAATCATTTTCATACGTTGTTCAATTACATCTGGTTTACGTGTAGATCCATTCGCTGTCAATTGATTATCATGAAGTCTAAACAACAGCAATGGTTCTTCTATGTTAAATATCACACCATAGTTTTTCAAAATTTTTAATTCTAATTCTAAATCTTCATATAATGATCTATTTGGATTATAATTTCCCACTGACAAAACTGCGGATTTTTTGTAACACAATGTTGGATGATTCATAAACCATTGTAGAGGTTGCGCTTTGTAATTATCCCACGTAAGTACTTTTGGATGATTTGTAATATTCAATCCTATTTTATTATTGTGGTATGGTTGTGTGTGTGTTTGTGTTTGTAGTTGTGGGTCTGGATGTGTTTTAAAAAACTGCACATTGGATCCAACCAAAACACACGCTGGATTGTTATTCATAAATGCAATTTGTTTTTGAATTCTAGTTGGTATCATAATATCATCAGAATCCATCCTGATAATTATTTCATTACTACATAATTTTACACCTTCATGTAAACAATAACCTATACCCATATTTTTATTCATTTTCTTATAAATTACATTGCAAAAACGTGTTGTACTTTTAAAAAAATCTAGATTCTTTTCTAAAATGGCAGAATGAAAATCATCAGAACCATCATTTATACAAACTAATTCAATATTAAAATGTCCGATTTGATCTCTAATTGAAGTCAAACATTCTCTCAACAAAATATTATTTGTATTAAAACAAGGAATCAATATTGAAACAGAGTCATTTGGCTGTTTTAGAGTATCAGGTATTTCAATCGAATTCATTATTTCATAATGTTGTCGTGTTGACCCCCATTCCTGATGTGAATATACTTTTCCATGACCGTTATACGTAGATCCTGTAAAATGCATAGGTAAAAAATAATAGCTCGGAAAAACAGCTACATCTTTATATTTTCCAGTCCTCATTAAACGAGTAATCATTCCGGGTCCTACCGTTTGCCAAGCTCTCAACCCTGTTTTTTCTACAGATACTTCGTTATTTAATATCCAATCAATGGCTTCTCTGCATAATGGATGATTAGGATAAAATCCCATTGTCCCCGTTGCAATTAATCCATTTCTTACTAATTCATTTTCATAACTAGCAAATGCGGATTCTTTCAATAAATGATCATCAATCGGTTCAATACAAATTGAATCAGCATCGAGAAATACACCGCCATATTTATACAATATTTCCCAACGAATTATATCCGCTTTCCCATTAATTTCTATCATATCATCAATTTTACTCAAACATTCTAATTTCAATTCTCTCTTTTCAATTTCTTCTTCATTCCAACATATATATTCCATATCTGGATGCATGTTTTTCCATGTATCCATAAAAACACTCGGTCTAGGTTTGGGTCCTATCCATAATTGATGTATTATTTTTGGAATGATGTGTTTATTTGTATTTTGTTGTGTTTTCATATTGTTAATTATATTTTTATACATATATTTAAATACAATTAATAGGAATATATAACTAATTGATCATATCTAATAATATGAAATATTTGAATCATTTGAATCATTTTCAGGATATTCAGCACGTTCTTTACATAAATTTAGAGTCTCGATTAGATAGAGACCTTCATATTAAAAAAGAATTATCAAAGATAGGGTTAATAGGTAAGCGTTTCAATGCAATAAAATTGAGTAATGGAGCAATTGGATGTAGTATGAGTCATTTAAAATGTATTCAAATGGCAAAGGAAAATAACTGGGATCACGTATGTATATTAGAAGATGATATAGAATTTTTGGATCCAGAATTATTTAAAAAACAACTGAATACATTTTTACAAAGACATACTAATTGGGATGTTTTGTTATTAGCCGGAAATAATATGTTGCCTTATCAATCGGTAGATGAAACATGCATAAAAGTATCGAATTGTCAAACTACTACTGGTTATATTGTCCAAAAACATTATTATGACACACTGATTGATAACTATAAAAAAGGAATAGAGCTTTACATGAAAAATCCAGATAAACCGCATATCTACAGCATAGACAGATATTGGTTTTTATTACAAAACAAGGATAATTGGTATTTGGTAGTTCCTTTGACAGTGATTCAGAGAGAAGACTACAGTGATATTCAATGTAAAAACACCAATTTTCGTAACTATATGCTAGATTACAATAAAGTTGTTTCTAAGTAAATGAATTTATTCTTTATAAATAAATTCATATTATTGGTATTATTGGTATTGGCATCGATGCATTTAATTTTATAATAAATAAGTTAAAAAAGGTACAATAATTAACAGCCATGAAACAAAGGAAAATCCCATATTGCATAGAAAGTTCAAGAACCATGACCATAATATAATAATAAATATAGTAATTATTAACATTCCAATATTAAATGTTCTTAAAAACGTAATAATTAATGCTATAATAGCAAAAACAAAATACAACATTGCGGGGGTACACATTTTTTTTGAATCTGCCATTCTATATAATAATAAACTTTATTTTATTTTTTCAAATTTTGTTAAATAATTATTTATAATGATATAAATCCAAAATAGTTTATATTATAATAAGATGTTTGGTATTGGCAATCTAGACAAGGAATTAAAATTTATATCTGGAAACATTATGAACATGATTATATTCGATAAATTCAAAACAGGTACACCACTTTTAGACGCATTTATAACTACTATTGTCTTATCAATATTCACATATTTACTTCAATCATTAAATGATAATTTTTTTAAATTAATAAATTGGATCAAATTGTTTGAATTCAATATTTTTTATAAAAAACACATAGTTGAATATGATGGTAAAATCTCATTATCTACTACGTATTACGAAAGCGAATTAAATCAATCTCATTCATTTAGTGACCGTTTTCGTGCATTATGGATATATATAATAGAAAACACAAATGAAAATAATACAATACGGCACATTAAAGAATACTCGTTCGGGAATGCATCCTACAATAAAAACCGTGATTTGGGCATTTACATGGTAGCTCAAAATGAACAATTCACTATTTCAAAAGAACTTGAAATATATGCTTACACGACAATTCTAAACGAAGATCAAGACAATGATAAACAAAATTCAAAGGATAGAAATTCAAAACAAATCAATCGAATTGAAAAAGTAACCATCAAATTATTTTCATATAAGAGTGATATTAATATCATAAAAAGTTTCGTAGAAAATATTACTAAAAAATATTTAGCTTCGATAGAAGATTCACGTGATAATAAACGGTATATTTATACTCTCACAAAATCAAAATACGAAGACAATAAATATGAATTATGGGATGAAAATATTTTTTCTAGTACTAGAAAATTCACCAATATTTTTTTCAAAAATAAAGAAATATTGATGCAAAAAATCGATTTTTTTATGAATAATAAAGAATGGTATTTTGAAAAAGGAATACCCTATTCAATCGGTATTGGAATGTATGGCCCACCCGGTACAGGTAAAACATCATTGATAAAATCAATAGCAAATTACACGGATCGCCATATTGTAGTCATTTCATTAAAATTAATAAAAACAAAAAAACAATTGGATAGTATATTTTTTGAAGAGCGTTACAATGTAGACAATAAAAAAAATAGCATAGGATTTGACAAAAAAATTATTGTTTTTGAAGACATTGATTGCATCGGTGATATTGTATTGAATAGAGAGAAATTAAAAAATAAACAGGTTCCTGGATTTGAAAACAAACTAGAGAATGAAAATATTTCATGCAACACAAAAATAAATGTTGGTGATATATTAGAAACGTTGATTTCGGCTGATAATGCCAATAAAAACAATTATCAAATACCTAAACTATTATTAGATGATGAACCCATAACATTGGACGATATTTTAAATTTGTGGGATGGTATTCGTGAAACACCAGGAAGAATTATGATTATATCGTCGAATCATTATCATGAATTGGATCCCGCGTTAGTACGACCTGGTAGAATTGATGTGACATTGGAATTATCCAATATATCCCATGAGATATTAAAAGAAATGTATTCTCATTTATTTAATGAAACGATTCATGATGAGGCAATTAAAAACATAGAAGAACATTTTTATTCACCAGCAGAAGTAATAAATATTTATATGAATGAAAATAGAGACAAAGAGCGTTTTATACAACGTTTAATGAAAAACGAACATGTATGACAGCTAAAATGATACAAAGCCATCTCGTAGTACCTTTTTTTCAGTTGGATTGCGTAGTTTTCAAAAAAGTGAAATAAATTTCAATTTGTTACGATAAATTTTTTTATTTTCGTAAAAATTGCAAAAATATAATATTGGACATTTTTATAAGTGGAAATAAAATGGAAGTATTGGAAGAAAAATCACGGCAAAAAAACGGTGTTACCATAACTTGTGAAAAATGTTCTTTTACTTGTAAGCGTAAATGGGATTGGAATATTCACATAAAAACTGCAAAACATTTAGCACCGCTTTTTGGAAACAAAATGGAAACAAATCACGGCGAAATCACGGCATTTAACGGCATTTTAGGAGAAAATCAAAAATATCTTTGTGAATGTGGTAAAAAATATACAACTCATTCTGGTTTGTGGAAACATAAACACAACAGCAAAAATGTCATATGCAATAACCAGGAAGATCAACCACCCAATAACGATATTATAAAATATTTGATGAACGAAAACAAGGAATTAAAAAATATGATAATGGAGATATGCAAAAAAGACACAATACAACAAAATAATACAACAAATAACAATACAATCAATCAAAGCAACAGTCATAACAAAACATTCAATTTACAGTTCTTTTTGAACGAGACATGCAAAGATGCGATGAATATATCAGAATTTATTGAGAATATTTCTCTCCAACTATCCGATCTAGAAAGTATCGGAAAACTAGGATATGTAGAAGGAATCTCCAATATAATCATCAAAAACCTGAAAGCATTGGATGTCGAGAAACGCCCGGTGCATTGTAGTGATATAAAGAGAGAAATTATGTATGTGAAAGACGACGATAAATGGGAAAAAGAAGAAGATGATAAACAAAAAATAAAACAGGTGATTAGTAGTGTTGTAAGTAAAAACCTGGGTTTATTACCAGAATTTCAAAAAAAATATCCAGATTGTATGAAATCCGATTCCAAAAAATCAGATGAATATAATATGATTATTATGGAAACTATGGGTGGTATACCAGGTAATGGAGATAAAAACAAAGAGAAAATAATTAAAAAAATAGCGAAACAGGTCGTCATTGATAAAGAATAAAATCTTATATTATATATTTTATTTATTTGTAAAATATATAGTTATTTAGTTTGAATTTAACAGAAATGAATCATACGAATAGAATAATTTTATGTGTTGTTTTGTTTTTGATATTATTTGTAATTTTAAAATATATTAGGTCATTGCCTAATAAAAAAATTATTGAAGGACACGGAGGTGGAGGTGGCGGACATGGTAGCTCGGGAAGAGGAGGAGGTTATGGTAGAGGCGGTAGTGGGAGAGCTATCGCTGGATTAGGGGGTCTAGGAGTAGGATACGGTTTAGGAAGATATTATGGCGGTTATGGCGGAAATGGCGGTGGCGGTGGTTATAGAGACGAATTTTATTACGATGAAGGTGGTTCCGATTATTATCCAGCATATCAGCAACCTGTTTATGTTCCAGAACCGGTTTATGTATACGAAGAACCAACTATTGTATCACCAGATCCAGCGATTGATCTGATAGATTCTAATTATAATTCAAATAGCCAAATAGTCAACTAATCAATTAATCAATCATTGTCCAACTAGAAGGAAATAAATCATTATTATCATTACCATTATCATCACCATGATCATTGATTCGTAAATTTTGACGAGTTAACATGTATGTTTCTAACCATTTATTTGGATAACAAACTATTTTATTTGGATGATTATTTAAGTATGCTCCCCACCAACTAAAAGTACTATTAGCGATAATATTATGCATACAACAACTCATCAATAACATTTGTTCCCAATCCGATATAGAATGAGGAACTTTAACAAATTCACATTTAGAACATCTTTTTTTCAAATACTCAATAGTTTTTTCTACTTCTTTATTCGATTTTTCTTCACAAAAATAGAGGATTTTCCAATCTTTTTTTTCAGTTTCAGCCATAGTATACAACAAAGCTTTTTCATAATACTTTTTATTTATATCATCGAATCGAAAGTGAATGCTTATATATTTTTCAAATTCGCAATTTTCGCTTTCAAAAAAATGACCATATTTTGAAAGTATGTTCATTTTTTGATTTTCTAGATCGATCATTTTACAAATTTTATCAAAAAAAATGGAAAAATATTTATAACTCTGAAAATAACCAATCAATTTTACGCACGATTCAGCGTATAAATCCGACCACGGTAATTCACTGTAACAACAATCGGATTCTTCAATTGCCACGTTTGTTTGTGTAGAAACATTATGATTTTTTGAAAAAGTAAATGGTTTTAGCTTTATAAGAAAATTATTCCAATAATTAGGAGTACTAGGAAGTGTCATAGTTAAAATATCTGAATATTCAAATTTGAACAATTGTTGATGTTTAATCGCGTATGAAATAGTAGTAAATATTTGAAATAATTGATTTCCTAATCCACCTAATAATTGACATGTTATCATATTTTTCTACTTTTGTATAATAATCAGATTACTGTTTATATTTTTTTACAAAAAGTTAAAATATATTATATTTGTATATAATATATTAATTACAGTAACAACACAACAAACCATCTTAAAGAATGAAACTATCCAACAAATACAAATCTTCTGAATACATTTTTTTGTTTAGTATACTCGTTTTAGCCCTCCTTTTAGGCACATACTTTTCTTTTTACGCATTTTTATTGAGAGATATTAAATCCGATATAAAAGGATTTAGTAAAGATGGTTTGAATTTTATGAATTATCAAGAAGGAATGGATAATAAAGCTAAAGGTAAACCTGTTATGATGACTAATATGATGTCTAATCTCAAAAAGTAATAGTACCTTAAAAATCAGCTGAAAATTCAAAAACATCAGATTCTTTTGTTTTCGTAGCCAATGCATAAGCATCTACTCTTTTTTCAAAAAAATTGGTTTTACTTTCCAATGATATAAGTTCCATAAAATCAAACGGATTTGATACATTGTATATTTTATCATATCCTAGTTGTAAACAAAGTCGATCCGCAACAAATTGAATATATTGCGTCATTAATCCAGCATTCATACCAATCAAACGACATGGTAGCGCTTCACAAATAAACTCGTTTTCTATCTCAACTGCTTCTCTAATAATTTCATGAATACGTGCCTTAGGTAGTTTCTTTTGTAATTTTTTATAAAGTAAAATGGCAAATTCAGTGTGGAGTGCTTCATCCCTCGATATCAATTCATTTGAAAATGTTAACCCAGGCATCAGCCCTCTCTTTTTCAACCAATAAATGCTACAAAATGCTCCGCTGAAAAAGATTCCTTCAATACATGCAAAAGCAATTAAACGTGTGGCAAAACTACTACGGTTGTCATTAATCCACTTTTGCGCCCAATCGCCTTTTTTTTGGATACACGGAAAATATTCCAATGCATTAAATAATCGGTGTTTTTCCTCTGAATTCTTTATATATGTTTCAATTAACAAACTGTAGGTTTGACTATGAATATTTTCCATAGCAATTTGAAATCCATAAAAAGCCCGTGCTTCTGCAACTTGAACATCTCCCATGAAACGCGTAGCCAAATTCTCCAAAACAATTCCATCACTTGCAGCAAAAAAAGCCAAAATCATAGAAATAAAATATTTCTCGTCATGATTTAGCGATTCCCAATGAAGAGAATCTTTCGATAAATCGATTTCTTCCGCGCGCCAAAAACAATCCACTGATTTTTTATACATTTCCCAAATATCCTGATGCTCTATAGGAAACATGACAAAACGATTATCATTACGTGTTAATATGGGTTCAGTTGTATTTCTTGACATTTTTTAAAAATGCGGTTTCTAATTCCTAAATATTATAATGATTAGATTTTAATATTTTTCTCTTATTATTTTTATAAAAATGATTTGAATGGTTTTCAAACGCATTGTTGGTGATAATTTTACACCGATTGAACAGGGTATTCACCTACACGAATAATATTTTGATATAATTGTTGATATTCTGGTGTGTTAGGCTTTAGTTTTTTTAATTGCTCCATTTTCTCTAATACGGTTCCCTTGTAGTATATATCATTTTTGAATAGATTGTGCAATTCATCATTTTCCAAAATATATTTGTATAGATTATTTTTATTTTCTAGTTTGGGCATCTTAATAGTATTTTTTATTGGAAGTAAAAAAGGTCTCAATGGTGCGATAGGATAATTATCTACTACCAAATTCATTTTATATTCTAATTCATTCATCAAATAATCAATACATTCATTTCTTAATAATATATTGTTTTCTTTGTTATCATGATGATGATGATAATGATACCATATTAAAGAATAACTCAAAAACAAATTGGATAAAATATCCGCCATATTTCCAGATATCATTTGTTTTGATTTAATACTTCCTCCCATGAGTGCTATAAAATTCGCCAATACACTAAATTTGAGAGTTGCATCATCCAGTCTTTTTTGTGGCTGATCTTTCATGCAATTACGCATAGGATTCAATAATAACGCGTAGTTATATAGTAACTCCCCTACCAGTTTATTGAAATTGATTTTAAATTCGTCTAGGTTCTCATCTTGAATACTTTGAAATATGGGGAAAATATGTGGATGACTTTTATTTAATCCTTGACCGAATATGATTAACCCTCTAGTCAGTGTGTTTGAACCTTCTACTGTGATACCTACAGGGGATGAATTATAAAATTTGGTAAAGAAATTATTTTCACCTGTGCAAATAGCACTACCCGAATATATATCCATTCCATGATTTAATATAAGACGTGCGCGTTCAGTAGTTTGTTGTTTCATAATCGCAGTAATCACCGAAGGTGTAGATCCGCCATCCAAAATATAATTGGTGTATTTCACAGAAGAATGAATAATCCATGTGTTTATGTACATGTCAATGAATTTCTCTCGAACTGCTTCCATGTTTCCTATATTCATGTTGAATTGTTTTCTTAGATTGATATAATTCATGATAGAATGTGTAATGAATTTGGAAGAACCGTTTGCCGTTGCTGGTAAGCTGACACCGCGACCAACAGCCAAACATTCCATGAGCATTTTCCAACCTTCCCCTATCTTATCTTCACCTCCAATTACCTGTTCAGTATCAATAAAAATAGTCCCTTTTATGGTACCATTTGGAAAACCGGAATTATTAGGATTATGAAATGTTTTTTCCGACAATCCATGTTGAGAACTTTCTACTAACGCCAATGTAATCCCTTCTTTTGAGTTTTTTAATATGCCATATGGATCATTTAATTTAAACGCGATACCCATGAGATTGGATACAGGAGCCAATGTAATATATCGTTTGTTTAGAATAACGCGAATTTTTGTTTTTCCGTCAATTTTTTCGACAAACCCTTCATCAATACTTCCAACAGCATCACTTCCATTATTGGGACCAGTTAAACCAAAACATGGAATAAATGTGCCATCCGCTAATTTTGGCAA